AATGCGATACCGTTTTTTACCAGCATATCTGGCAATGGAAATTTATTAGTCGGGAAGAAATTGCTCGTGCTGTAGAACGTGCTGAAAATAACCTCGCTCCTCTATTGAATTTTTATACCTATCCAAAATACGTAGCGAATGAGCGCATCCGTTATAGCAAACCTAACAGCGCATGGCCTACCTTACCCAATTATCTAACCTCTAATGGTCAATGGCGGCCTATGAAAACTGAGTATCAGTATTTACAGGCATTAGGCACTTTAAAGCGCACCCTGATTAGTGCAGATAAGGCACTGACCAGTCTTGAAGACCGGGATGGAGATGGTGTCAAAGATACTTTTGTCATCAGTGTAGCAACTACTATTACCGATACCAATCAATTAGCTTTATATCATAGTGCTGCTTATCGCAGTGCCTTAGACGAGACCTGGCGCATACGGCCTCTTAATATCAGTGCTGATGGAACAACAGCGACCTTTGAGGGCCATTTAGCTTTATTAGTACGTCCCGCTCTTTTTGAATTACCCAACCCGGCAACTTTAAACGCGACCGACTTAACGATTTATGTATCGACTTTAGATATTTATAAAGTCGAAACCGATACCAGTGATATAGGATTGGCACATTGGGATGGTTATTTAGGTCAGGCGAGTTCGACAGGGAGTATTGATTCTAGCTCAGCTGTGATTGACAGCGAACTAGGTTATTTCAGACCCATCATAAGCGCTAGTAATTTATTTCACAAAAGCCCCGATTCATTGCTCATAAATTATCAGGCCGGTTATCCTTTAGATGCTATGGGACAGGTCAAAGAGCCTTACGCCAGCATGGTCACATATCTGAGTTGCCAATATATGCCGGCGCTCAAATGTGGTTGTGAACGTAGTGACCAGATGTTCAATTGGTGGCGTTCTTATCCGGCTGATGGTGAAGAAGGAACGCGCCGCCCGATCACCTTGAGCGAAATTGATATGAACCCGCTTGGACAAAGTAGAGGCGCTATTTATGCCTACAACCAAACCAAGCTTTTGCAATTACCCGGTGGCGTAGGAATATGATAATTTGTAGTTTCAGAAAGCTATGATAAAATGATAAAAAAAGATTGGATAGATGCAAGCGGTGTACGCCGCCGTAGCTGGTTACAATTTGAAGCGGATAGTCCCGAACAGGGGATGCCTGCCGATGTTTTTGATGATTTAGATATACTGTATCAAGGCACGTCAGAGACCTTCCGTATAATTCTGTACGGGCGTTTGTGGGATTTGAACCTGATAGAGCCGCAGGATTATGATACAAATATCGCAATACGGCATTATCGACAGGCATTACAATTTGCTATTCGTCATGATGCGACGGATGCAATAAGACACATTCGACAACTAGATTTGGAGACAATCTAATGCCATCTGCATTTTCAGATATTCTAAAAATTGCTGAACGCGCTATCTACATACAGGAAGGGGGTATGAGCCCCTCTAGTAAGCCGGGTTATCGTGGCGAAATGGTGTTCGGTGGATGGACTGAACCGCAAGGAGATGTCACACCCATTTATCTACCTTCGCGCGCGCGTCCCAGTAATTGGGACATTATTGACCTCACTCAAGGCGCTATCGGTTTAGCTTCCAGTGATTTCACGGTTCGTGTCAACTACGTGCTTTATAAAAAATGGGTTGACATCAAAGAACGGCGTTGTCCGGTGGTCTGCTATATCAAACACGATGATTGTGGCCGACCCGATGACCCGCGTTCCTGGCTCTACAAGAAAATCGCTGTGCCTAGTTTTATGACGGGTGATTTTGGGGATGCGGCGGATGGAGCATTTGAAGATGGTGATGAGGGGCCTGTTGAATTAACAGCAACCGAAACCGCACAATTCTTACTCCGTGTTTTCCCGATTGCATTCAAAGAGGTGGCAGACACCGAAATCCTTGCTGAAGTCGTTGATGGCTTCTACTCCGATACGGGCTCATGCGGCGGACGCTGTGGCGGTCAGATTGATGCCTGCAATAATTTCTATGCGCTATGCAGCGCCAATTCAGGCAGTCCGGGTTTGTCATCGCAGTTAGTCATTTCAACGGATGATAAGGAAACATGGGATAGTCTGGATATTGCTACGCTTGGCGGTGTATCGGCCGATGCCATGGCCGATGCAGGAAGTTACATCATTGTCGTAAGCCGCAATGATGACGCACATCATAGTATTCGCTTTTCGACAGCTGATAGCATTGACCCGACAGGGTGGACACGGCAAGCTACAGGCTATGTGAACAACATCGGTCTGTACGATGTTTTTGCTCTATCGCCAGAAGAAATCTACATAGCCGCAGAGGGTGGTTATGCGTATCGTCTGGATGAGCCGACAGGCGAGCCGACTACCCTAACCGATGGTAGCATTGTGACCGATGATCTCAAGCATGTTGATGGTCATAGCCGTACCATCGTTTTCGCTGGTGATGCTGGTAAAGTGCTCGTGAGTGAGAACAAAGGTGAATCACTAATCGAACGCGCTATCACCTTAAAAGATGGCTCAGTCATCACGGGGGATGTACAATCACTCGGTGTACAAAGCGATACGACATGGTTCCTCGCTGTAGCGGGTGCTCTCTATTACACAGAGGACAAAGGACTAAGCTATCGCCAGAAGGCATTAGATAGCAATATCAGTGTGATTAATGATATCCGCTTTGTCAAACCTATTCATCCCGTGGTCGGGTATTTGACTGCGGAGAAAAATGGTGTAGGCACGGTTTACCGCACACATGATGCCGGATATAGCTGGCATAATGACAAGCCTGATCTGGATGGTATCCTGACAGCACAGCGTTATCACTTTGCAGCTCCTTGTGGAATTAACGAAGTTGCTGTTGGTGGGCGCGTGGATGTTGGCGGTGATGGCATTCTGGCAATTGGCACAGCATAATAAATAACAAAAAGGACAAAAAAAATGAGCGATGAAGATAAACAAGTAAACGGCACATCGCCCGAAAATGATCCTCTTGCAACGGCAATGGAATTAGGCTATGTTCAGGCTTATTATTTTGATGCCGATAGTGGGAAGTTCTATAATGACGATGATAAAGTATTCAAGTTTGAATTTTATCCGCATGAATCAAAGTTCATAACCAGCGATGGTTATGTCCTCGAATTTCGGAAATTTAATCTGCAATCCATTCAGAATTACTCATCTTCGTATGAGAGAAAATATAAGCCCAAGATGCCGCGTAAGGCGGTAGAATATGACGAGGGTGAATATTATCTGGACGGTAATCCCAATGACCCCTGGTATCAGGATGCGCTTTTGGAATATCAGAATAGAGGCAATCTTGAGGCAGCTGCTTTTCAGGTCAGTCTCAGTGTCAAAAATAAAATGCCAGAGCGTAAAGATTGGGATGAAAATCTTGAAGATTATATTATTGGGCTCGAGGAACTAGAGGGTGAATTATCGAAACATCGTTTGCGCTATGAATGGATATGCTGGATAATGCCGGATAATACCGAGCTGCGGGTTTTCACCCGTATTTTAGCGGGAATGCAATTGCCGACGCGCGAGGGAATTGCACAAGCAGAGGAGCGATTTCCAGGCGATAGTCGGTCGGACTGATGTTCGTCATTATAAGGTCTCACCCGGTCTCGCCAGCTTTATGTACAATATGGAATACGAATTACAAGAAGCCGCTATCAAACGCGGTCTATCTCAAATCGAATTAGAGGCCTTGCCGGGTGATCCTATCTGGCTGGCAAATGGACAAACTTTAAGCAAAGCGGACTTGATCGTGTGGTATCGACTACATAAACAAATAGACCAAGTCGATCAAGACATTCAACGCCGCGACTTAGAACGCAGACAGAAGGCGAACGGGTCGCATGGCAAGCAACGACAATATCCAAAGAATAGGCGTGCAAACCGTCGTTGAAGGCATTAATGCCTTTCGACGCGATATGCAAAGCTATACAAAAGCGCTAGGGACTAGCAGTACCAATACCACGCAATTCACCAAATCTAGCGACAAACTCAACAGCTCCTTGAAAGGTCTGGTTAAAAGTCAGGGGAGTGCTATCCCTGGCTTTAATATATTTTCTGGTCTTTTACCTGAGATGAGTGTGGGTGCTCTAGCAGCGACGGCGGCGGTTATCGGCTTGTCGGTCGCCGTAGTTGGTCTAGCCACGAAGGGACTTGAGGCTTTTGGTGAATTTCAAAAAGGTACGAATGAAGTTTTTACGCTCCTGCCTGATATTTCCAATAGCGCAATGAGCCAAATGCGTGCCGATTTACAACGCCTTGATAATCAATTTGGCATTACATCAAAAGAATCTATTCCCGGTCTGTATCAGGCTATCTCCGCAGGTGTACCCCAAGATAATGTATTCGAGTTTTTGACCGT